CGATACAATCTTTACGATATTCTGCAACGGTTTCAATCATATACTTAGATACGATGGCAACCTGTGCTGAGTTCTCGTTAGAAAGTCCACCAGCGATTAGTAGGCTAACATTGATTTCATCTGCATTTTGGAACTTATTCCAACCTTGCATATACTCGTTAGCGCCAACTGTCCCGGCAGATACTGCAACGACCCACGCATTTCCAGCGGCTTCACAAGCGGCCTGTTCGTCTGAACCACCGTCATCACAATGAGCGGCAACTCCAGCCGATACTGCGATTCCGCCACTAAACGTGACTGATACAGGACCAGGTGTGAGGTCAAGTCCATCAGTAACAACCCAAATGAGTTTAGACTGCTTGTTGACTTTATCTTCTGCCCAGATGTTTCCACCATCAGCATTTTTAACACCTTGTTGTGTTCCAACTAGATATCGTTCTACTATTTCTTCACCAACAATTACAGCAATTGCCATTTCGTTGTTAGAGGCGTCTGGAGCGACATCAAAAGCGCCTGAATATTGCCAAGCATCCCAAGTTGCATCACCAGTGTGAGTTTCTACAGAAATTCCATTTCCGTAAGTACCAGGATATCGAGCATAAAAGCCTTCTGTCAAAGTACCTGAATCGAGTTGCGTGTCAAAATCTTCTGCACCGGTAATCTGAGTAACATTGCCAGATGGAGCGGCATTCATTGCTCCACTATCAACAACTCGTACTACTTGAAGACTATTCGTGTACTTCAAGAAAGCGGCAGAAGAAAGAAACGCAGGGTATGTATCGTTAGTTGGTTGCCCAAAAACTGCTACAAGGTCGGCTTCTGAGGTGCACAAGTATGGCTCGAAAGCCGGCCCCCAAGTAAAACGACCTACGGTAGCACCTAGAGAGGTAGCAACTGCGGGTATAGACGTGGACAAATCGATTTCTTTTGTCTGTACGCCTGGGCTTAATTGAAATCCCATCGTTTTTCTCCTATATTAAAATTAATTTTATACATCTATGACTAAGTTTCCCCACACGCTGTACCGTTATTCAGTTATCTTGCGATTCATCCGTAGAAGTCACTTATTCACTACACATATTTATAAAATATCAGTCTTTAGAAGCCTCTACTATCACTTTCTGGCACAGTCTCTCCGCTTCCGCTTCATCCATTCCTTCGCAAATCAGTTTTGCTCGTTTGCCCTTATAGCGTTTGCCCATATGAAATACATTTTCTCTCTGCCAAGCCATTGCCCCACGGGGATTACATTCACATTGCCATCTAAATTGTGCATCACACTTCCTACAATACCGTGATTTAATATTGTTATTCACTGGTCTCCTTTAGAGGTTATTTTACTATTGCCCAGACTTCTCCATCTTCTCGTACATATTCAACTTCATCATCCCCATTATCTATAAATCCGAATGGGGCTATGTCATCTTCTATTTGTTTTATCTTATCTGCCATTAGGCTAATTCTTAAATCAATATCGTTTAATTCTTTGAAGTTCATCTGAGTAGAATACCAGGCAAACATCACAAGTCCCATTACTAGGTCATCCGTTGCTCCACCTTCGGCAGCCCACGAAGTCCCTTTTACAATAAATTGTGCTAATTCTGATATGGTCTCCAAATCGTTAATGACAAGTTTATCATTTTCAATAAGGTCTTTGAGATTAGAACATCCAATTGCCTTGACTTTCTTGGTCATCTTCATACCAAGTTTGTCTTTAACTCCAGATTCATTTATAGTTTCACTATATTCTAAATCATAGTGTAGTATATTTGCGACTTCTGCCCCAGGTCCATTTGATTCTATAAGAACTGTCGCATTATTAAACATTTGGGCTACTTGCAGAATAAGTGTAGGTAAAAGCATAGGAGAAACTGTATTTGACCTATACTTAGCAACTTGTGTAAATGGAAGTTGTGTAATATCAATTACATTCATAGTAGAGTAATCTTGTCCTCTACCCTCTGCAACATCCACTGTCATAAAGTAATTATGTTCTTGAACTGGCTCCACATATATATCAAGTTGTTCTATGCGACTTATTGGATTCTTAACTGCCAATGCGGCAAGTTTACTTGCAGATATTAACGTCCCGGCTGAGCCAAGAAATTCACATTCAAACTCTTGTCTAAATTGTTCTTCACTTGTGTTTGAGATGGTCTGCTTCTTCCAAGCGGCATCTCTGTTTGGTACATCCCACCAATTAATTTCAAATGGCTTATAATGTGAATTGCCTTCTGTCGCATCAGTCCACATCTTATAGAAATGATTCATTCCATTTGGTGTAGATACGATGATAACTTTTGAGGTATTACCAGAAGATATAGTCGGATATACAGAACGGAAGAAATCTTCTGCCATATTCTGTTGAACGAATGCAAACTCATCAAGAAAAATTAGATTGAATGAGAAACCACGAATAGAGGAGGATGATGTTGAGCCTGCAAGAATTCTTGAACCATTTTCAAGTTCTATTGAGCCTTTGTTCCACTCACAAACTCCTTGTTGAAGAAACAACGGGAGTTTCTCATATGCCATCTGTAGTCTGCCCAACAATTCTCGTGACGTTGCAGATTTATTGGCTAGAATAGCGACACTTTTTTGGTCATTAAATAATACGTACCAGAGCATATACGCAAGACTTGTCTGGGACTTACCTGACTGTCTTGGGCATTTAACTATTGTAAATCGTTCATCAACTAAAGTCTGTATTAAATCTTCTTGAAATGGCCATAATTCAAACTTCATTAACCCTTTATCGACATTAACAATGTGGATGTGGTTTTTAATGAAATGAATCGGGTCATCTCTACATTTTACGTATTCTAGAATTTCCGCTTCGGTAAATTCTATAGGTACATTAACTCGTTTAAGTAGGGGGTTCCCTAGATAAGTAGTAATCGTCATAATATAAGGTTACCTTTTATTCAGATGTTGGTTCAATACCACCTTCTTTTTCAATAATTTGTTTCATCAGAAATTTCATTCCGTCGTCTAGTTTATCTAGTTTTTCATTTAAGGATTGTTGAGTGATAACCATTCCATCAAATAGTTTGTTGTACTCAGCATCCTGTTTATTTCTCATCTCAATTTGCTCTAGTCTTGCCGCAAACTCAGAATTTGTCTTTTCGCTCATTTCAATATAAACTACCATTCGTTCAACATCTCGTATCATATCCATCATAGAAGTGATACCGAATAGTATTGCGGCTACGCATATGACCTGGACCACAGTCTGAATAGTGTTATTATTTACTTGTTTTTGGTGCATTGTAGGTTCCTCTTGGGTCATAGGGAATAAATAAGTCTAGTCATTAATCTTATCGTCACTTATTGTCTTTCCCTTTAGTATATTTTGCAAATCCGCAGTAGAACCTACATATAGATTGTTGACGTTGGTTTTAGGTGCTTCGCCTTCTCTCATATTCTTCAGTTCTTTTTGCATCTTTAGTAGTTCCATAGTCGTATCGGATACATTTTTTATTAGGCCACTAGCGACTTCATATGCTCGTGGATGTTCCATTTCTTTTGCAAGTTCTAATATTCCCTCTATAGCCTCGTTACCTCTTTCAATGAGATTATAAAGATTGTCTCTTGCATATCCATAATCTGTATCTAAATCACCCTTATGTGAATCAGAAATCTTAGCCGTCCTAGGAGTTAAGCCTCTCTCCCTGCGAACACTCATTATTCTATCGTTGTCAGGAGCGGGTATAATCTCAGGGTAGTCCGGTTGCTCATAATGTTCTATGATATCATCAACCTTCGCATTCAATTCTGCATCTAATCTAGCGTTTACTGTTTTCTTCGCCATAATGTATAACTCCTAATCAATCAAGCGGCCACTTCACTGGCGCCATAGTATCTACGTCATCTGGGTTTTCTGGGTCATCTGGATGGCCTGCTTCTATTGCCACAGTCCAATTATCATCTGCATCAGAACCCCAAGGGTCAACGCTCATATTTACTTGTTCGAGTGGTGCTTCCCCATCTGCCGGGTCTAGCGAACCAACCATATAATTTGTAATAACCTTTTTGATAATTCCTTGCTCGTGTATTGGTGGATATAACCAACCACGAATTAAAAAGTCTAATTGCCAATTGACAATTCGATGGTCGCCAAAATTACCTTCAAATTCATCCGTCATTGTGACACCTGTTAATTCGATAGGAATATCTCTCTTCATATCTAGTTCAGGAACTTCTTCAATAACGACATTGAAATCTGGTTGAAAGTATGGTACAATTTGCTCTATAATCTGTAAGCCATCATCCATCAAGTCGCAATAAACATCTAGTGTAAATGTGAAGTTGTATGGAATAGGCGATAATATCGTATATGCTTTGTCTGTGCCAGTCCTATTAAATCTATGTGTCTGCATCTGATTACCCGCACGGGAGTAATCTGCTTCAATACCGTTCAGAATAAATCCCATTCGTGGGACTTGTTTGTTTTTTGCTGAATCTTTAACCAGCCTTGCCAGATATTTCTTCTGGGACTCATATGCTAGAGGTACTCGAATATCTTTAATTAGTGTACCATCTGATTCGGTTCTTTGAACGTGAATATTGTTAAACACTGAGCCAAACGCAATAATGAGTTTCTTCGTTGTTCCGTGGTAAAAAGTAGTTCCAAACATTAGTTAGTACTCCCAAAAGGATTCATCTCTGATAAATCCAAAACATCATCATCCATAGTATCCCAATCTGGTGTACCAAGTTCACTGTCGATTGCGGCCTGTATTTCAGCCTCTACGCCTTCTATTTCAGCATCAACAACATCAATTGCTTCACCACCATATTCCCAAGGTTTAAGCGTTAAAGTCCACACGTGTTGTGGGCCTTCTGGTGTCGGATAGAATGAACTGTCATTGCCGACAAATGTTACTTCAAATAATGCTTCTGCATCTGCAAAGTATAACAAATCTCCTGCAATTGGTTTATCATCGTCTGTAGCCGCTGTTTGTTCTGCAAAGGATGTCTTCGTAAAGGAAACTTTCATTTCGTCTGTTACAGACACACCAAATTTGCCGTAGAAATCTCCGACATCTCCGTATTCTTGGTAATCGTCAATCAGGATATTAAACTGCCATACAGTATCAAACTTGCTTGTTGGGTCTTCTCCAAATATTGGGTCGAGACCAGTTCCATACTTCCGCGGAAGATACTTTGCTGTAAACCCAATTACGGCAACTACTTCTTCAACGATATCCTTAATCATTGGCGACTTGGACATATTATCGAACATTCCCATCGTATTATCCTACTAAGAAATTAACTGGAAGTTCATAATTAAGTGAAAATTCTTCTTGAAGTTTTTCAATCTCTTCTTTCGCTTCATCCCAAACTTGTTGACCATTTACTGTAATCCCACCAGGTAATGGCATCCCGTCAAATTGTTTCATATTTGCACCCCACTGTTGCTTTATTTGAGCAGTGGCATACTTCTTAATCCATTCATCGTTGTATACATCTACAGCGAATCCGGATGCTTCGTCTGGAGTTACGGCTTTCCACGCTCTTAGAAGCATAGAGTGTCCTGTAGTCCAAGTACCTGAAGCGGTTTCACAAGCGGCTTTAGTTAGTATCGTATCATCTGAACAAACAGGTCCAATGATTTTGCCAGAGTGTGAATGTAATTGATTTGTTGCTTTGTTGAATGAGAAAGTTCTGTCTGGATTGAAATAACTAGAAACCATATCTAAATGTTCCATTGTTATTTCATAATATGCCATACTAACTTTGGTCATATCAAACATCTCATCCGCCATAATCTTGTAGCGGACATCATTCATTGCTTCTGAGGAGAATCGTCCTGGCTCAAATATTCTAGTTACTGCTATAATTGATTCATCTAGCGTAATATATTGATTAGTAGCATCCGTAGCCGTGAACTCTACAGTAAGAAACTTTTCCTCTGCACCATCAAAATGTCGCTCAATGAAGAGTTGAATCGCATCATCAATTCGGTCGAATGCCTGTATAGGGTCGACTTGAATTTCTATCTTAGGAGAACCTAGTTTCCTAAAAGCATAATCCATTAACTCCTGTGCTGTCTGTATTTTTGCCATAATTTACCTCGTATTCATTTCTTGTTCTATTTATGTTGTTTCAATTCTTTCATAATTGACTTATACTGCTTCCTAATTGACCACCGAAACCTCAGTATCGTGTAGATAAACATTGAAATTGTCATTGAATATCCAATATGGATTACTGCCTGAATCATATGTGGTTGTCCGTGTTGGTCTACGGCCATC